TGCGGGGAAGGTAGCGGGGTCTCATGCGGGTTCCTTGCCGGGAGGAATAACAATCGGGCCAATAGCGAGGCCTGCGTCGCGAAAACTTCTGATACCCTTGATGTGCATACCGAGCATCTCCAACGCCTTGTTGTTGAGCTCGTCCAGATTGTGGTCTCCACGATGATTCATGTAGAGCTGATTCTCTCGGACCGTCCGGAGCGCAAGCCCCAGGACGGTCTCAAGAGATTCACGGTAGTCGTGAATCAGTGCGCTCATGTCAGAGTCCGAAGCGTTGGCGACAGATCGGGCCGATGCCCATCTGGACGGATTCGGGGTCGGTCAGCGTGCGATTGCAGATGGAGCAACGCCCGAACTTCTTGCCGTATGCTAGCACGGCCTCCAAGGGATTGGCGCAGGCCTTGAGGATGGCCTGCCGCCGTTGCTCACCGCACGTCTGCGTCGGGAAGAACCCTCCGTCGAGGATCTTCCCGAGGTATTCGTTGAACCCGGACACGTCGTCGTAGACGTAGATCGCGCCCGGGTTGCGGCTGCTGTCCTCGGCCCGCTTGAAGCTGAATCCTTCGATGTGCAGCTTCGGCTTCGCAACGCCCGCCCGCTTGGCGGACTGGAAGCATTCCCACATCGCAGAGGTGTCCAGCTTCGGAGTGAACAGGCTGTCGAGCTGCGCGGCAGTCAGCCCGCCGAAACGTTCGTACTCGCGAAGCAGGTGGGGCGGAAGGGCGGACGGGTTGTAGGCGCGGTTCATGCTGTTCTCCGTTGCGTTGTCGATGTCTTAACTATCGACCCCTACGTCGAACTTGTCATGAGTGCAAACCCTCAGGTGTAGCCCAGCGCTTTCAGCATCGATTCAACTTCGTTGATATACCATTCGTAATTGACATCCTGCGGGAACTCTGCAGGAAGATCCATCAGAGGCTTCGCTCCTTCGGAACGGGATACACGATTTCCACTCTGCGCGTATACAATCTCGCCTTCCTCTCCGACGGCGTAATACCAGCGTACCATTTTCCCCATGAACAGCACCGTGCGGCCCTCACCGTCGACCTTAACGCCACCGCCTTTGACGTCACGGACAGTAACGAACTTGGTGATGTCTTTGCATTCGCGGATGGTCTTCTCATAGGGTACGTGTCTGGTGATGTACTGTTCAATGGCTTCAGTGCAGATCATATTCTGCGGGTTCTTGTGAAGCTGGAAGATGTTGTTAGGGATCGACCAGGGGTTAGCGAATGCGCCCTTGTTCTTCGTCTCACTGTCCTTCTTCTTGACCGCGATGTAGTTGTTGACATCGCGTGACATCAGAATGCTGTACTCCGTTTCTTCGGTAGTGTAGCTGGTGTCCCGCTCCCACTGCTTGACAATCTGCTCGTACGTTGTTTGCAGATACGTCGGTACGCGCATGACGATACCGTCCGTATTCGCGCTGACGACATGGATGCAAGCGAGCTCAAGCCGTTCAATCAACATGAGTAGGGATAGCTGACCCGTCAATGTCACTTGAATGAGCAAGTCCGGTGCATAGATCACTGAGTACATATTGCCCAGCTTGCCGAACGTTCCGTTGATCGTGATCTTCAAGGAATCAGCGGCGACCTTCCATTTCGCCTCCCCAGCCTTGTCCCCCGCTTCCTTGCACCGCTTTGCCTCTCGCTTAGCATTCACACGGCGATTCACAATGTTCTCGTAGACGCGCAGGAACGCGAACCCCAAGTGCTGCGGATACAGTCCTTGGTTCAAGATAATCCGCGGATAGAAAGATTCGACGTCGACGTCCAGGATCCGGAACGTGTGGTCGGCAACGTGCGTGATCGAGCTCTCGCTGCTATGCAACCCGCCATTGCCCATGCGGTACAGGCCGTAAGCGATAGGCAGCTTCAGACCGGTCAACGACTCGGGAAGAGTGATATTTCCGAACTCGCTGACGACGAAGTCCGTGTTTCTGACCACATCGAGCGCCCAGTTCAGCAACGGCGTCTGGAAGCGCATGAAGCTGGGTACATGATAACGGTACTTGGTGCCAGGTGGGATGCTGGGAGGGGATAGCCTACCGCCCTGTAGGCGCTTGATCTCCGTTTCGATTACTGCTTCTGCGATCTGTGCGTCGGACTTGCTTCGAAGATCGATCCCATATTCATTACTCATCGTCGTGCGAAGCGTGAGCTGTTCGCTCAGTGCCTCCAGCAATCGGATGGTCGCGGGAATGTCGGAGTTGATACAATACCAGCGAACGATCGCCGCCTTGTCGATTGTCAGCAACGTGTCCGGGTGGAACGGAAGATCCTGCATCCGCTGAATGTGCAGCCGTGCGGCGTACTTCTTCAGCGAGCCAGTGAGAGGGGCAACTTCAATCAAGTCAACGTGATCGATTTTAAGCTGCTTCACCTTCATCGAGCGAAGCAGCATCCACGGCTGAGTGCCGTTCACGATGATTTCGAGAGTCGCTTGCTTCAGCTCTGCGCAGGACTTTCCCGCGAGAGCGAGTGTGGCAATGGGCACGTCGTACCAATTGCCGTTGAAGGTGATGATCGTGAAATTGTGGAGGACCCACTCCAGCTTGCCGTAATCCATCTTGAAGCCCGTGGCTTCGCTGAGCTCGAAGTAGACGAGTTTGCGCGTCTGTACGCACCGGAACGCGGCAAGGAAATAGTTCGAATAGCACTCGATATCAAGCACGAGCTGACCGCCCTTTGCTTGATACAGTGAATAGTCGTCGAATTGCTCGACTTGAAATGACAGAGCTTCGTACAGCCCGGGAAGATAATCCGGATGCTCCCAGGTGCGCTCCGGCGGAGTCCGCTTGATCTTCTCCTTCTTTTCCTTCGGCTCGGGAGGGAGGTCCTCCCAGAAGAACCCGATAGCGTCGGCTCGCTTGCTCATTAGTGTTCTCGACCTTTGGGCATGGGTTCGCCGCCTTCCACTTGCCGTGCGGCCTCGCGCAATGCGAATGCAATTGAAGCACGGTCTTCTGGGCTGTCACCTACATCGTAGACATGCGTGATCAGCGTGCCGTCCTGCCAATGCTCGATCTTTACGGTGTAGGTGACAGGGTCCATCATTTTCTCTCGGCAAGCAACGCGCGGAGACGGACGATCGCGCGCTCGGCCGTCTCGCACGCGGCGAGTTGGAGCAGCCATTCGCGGATCTGACCATCGCTGATCGGCGCAGGGGCGCGCGCGGCGGCAGATTCCAGTTCGCGAGCGCGTGTGATCGCCTGAGCCAGCCGGCGCCTCGTCTTCGGACTCAGGATCGCATCGTCAGGGTTGCCTGAGCCTTCATTCAACGCCGCCACGATCGCATCCTCGATGCTATAGAAGTCGTTCGGGTCGATGGGCGCGGCCAGGTTTGAGTCCTGAACCATATCGGCAATGCAGTCATCTATGACCCGATCGAGCCCTTCGGGCGTGTAGGTCATATGTCGATTGGCAGGTTTGTGGATGACTGGCATTTGAGTATGTGAGCATCCCTTCGTGTTGCCAAGAGAGTTGCGCAACGCAAGATATCGGGCCGCATTGCGCTCCGTTTCAGGCTTGTTCACGATTCCATCTCCACGTCTTTGAGGCAAGTGCTCAAGTAGCTGAGCTGTTCCTTGCACGCGTTGATCAGATGCTTGTCCGCGATCAGCTTGAGCCTACGGTCGATGATCTCCTTGTTCAGCTTCTTCGATTGCGCCAGCACTTCGTCTGACAGGTTGGGCTCTTCAGGTCGCTTCCAAAACTTCAACGAATCGAACATCAATATTCCTTAGAGTTGTCGCATGCCGATTATAACACCGCGCAGTCTGTTGCCATAGAAGAGCGCGGGTTTCGGATAGTTGGAAAGATCGATGGAAGTCGCAACCCCCGCCAGCTTCTGCATCATCTCAAGCTGGTAGGAGCCTTCCGGCAGTCCTTCGATTTCGTAGCGGGCGCCGTCGCCTTCTGCAATGCTACTGCAAACGGCGCCCTCATGGAAGATGGCTCGGCCCAGTTTGTCGACGAATGGCTTCACAGCTTCCAGCGCGTCGAATAGTCCTTCCGGGATGGGACCTTGCTTGCTCGGCTGGTCCAGCAGCCTCGAAAGATCAGGCCAATCGCACGGTAGCACTTGCGTTCGAATCCAGCGCTTGTTCGCATAATGGAGCGTGAAGCTGGAATCACCGACTTGCGCGTGGGTAGGGGGTTCGTCAATGCGAACGATCTCCTTGACAGCAGCACGAGGGATGTTGACCACAGTCGGGAACGTTACGCCGGTCCAGTGTTCAACAAGTATGATGTTGTTGGTCGCGAAGATGCTTTGACCCTTGACAAGGATGCCATTCGACCACGGGCGGGATGCGTCGTCTCCAACGAAGTCCGCAACCGACTTCACCCCCGCCAGGAACGCTTCGCCATCGATCTCTTCAATCTTGCCGTCCGGTTCGACATGCGGAGTCTCCCCTTCGACGCATTCGATGAACGACTTGAACTTGCCCGATTTGACCGACAGGCGCCCAGCAGGCGTCATCGACAGTGCAATCGTGTCAGTGCAGTTGCGGATGGCTTGCACGAGCTTGTCGGCACGCGGCTTGCACGCGATATCGAACGGGATCGGGCTGGAGAGCGCCAGCGTGCCGTTGTACCCGCGCACTGTGCCGTTCTCGATGCAGAAGTGCGTCAATGCAGGAATGTAGTCCTTCTTCGCGACAGACCCTTGTACGAACTTGAGTTCACTGAGCATTGCGCAGCTCGCGGAGTGTGGTCATGCAGTGCGGACAGCGCTTCAGCATGAATTTCGGTTTTTCCCACTGCTGTGAGCCCGGTAGGAAGCGGGCGCCTACATGATACCAATCTCGAGTATCACCCTTCGGCATGGGCCGTGCGGCACAGCAGACCATCAGCTTGCCTTCGCTGATCAGTTTCTTCGTCTCTTCCAGCTTCAACTGCTGAATGTCGCTTTTCACCCAGTGCTCCCCACTTCGCGCTCCTGCTTCTTCTCCAGCACCTTTTGCACGATCTCATCCGCGGTGAAGCCTTTGTCCTTGAGCTGGATCACCATACTCAACCACGGACCGGAAATCACGCCCATCTTCTTCAGTTGCCGAAGAGCGTCGTTGCGGACGCGGTTTTGATGCTCTTGCATCGTATCTCCTAGAAAAGTCCTTGCACTGCGTGGCAGTCTAGCACACCTGCGCGTTCTTCGAAATGGCGATTCAGCTGAACGTTTAGATGTTGGAACGACAGGCAGTTGAACATGGCACGCGCTTCGTACACGTTTGCGATACGCTCGTATTCGAACCCCTCCGAAGCTAGCCTGTCCAGCACGTACTTCTGGTGGGCCGTGCTGAGTGTGGTTACATGCCGGCCTTCGTCATGCCTGCCAGGACTTTTCGCAGATGCCGTGAGTGATCCGAACTCGGGAAAGAAGATGTGCCCATAGACGGCGTACTGAATCCATGAAGACGAGTCGACACTGTGCCACGGATATCGTTCCATGAGATCGATTCGGGTGACACCGAACGCATGGACCTTGAGTCGAGGTTTGCCAGACCCATCGAGAAGATACTTCGTCCAGATGGTGTCCAGCCATTTGATCGTATCAGGATTTGGACGGCCGACCAGACCGCCGATTGTGATGTACGGATAGCGCTTGACGTACCATTCCAGATATCGTGGGTCCTCTCCGAAGTGAAAGCAAGGCAACGGAGCCGCGCCTCGCGATTCCATATAGAGCTGGTTCTCCCACGTCTTGCGATCGTCTCCGATGCCGTCAAGGACGGATGCCATGCAAACATTGTCTTCATGACGAATGATGTCACGATTGCGGATGATGTAGTCGCAGTATTCGTCGATGTTGACGCTGATGCCCATCGTGTGAGCAGAGAACGCGCCCGAGTCCAGGAATACCTGCGCACCTTGCGCCCGCATCTCGTTCACGTACCGCTGCGTTCCAACGTAGTGATACGACTCCAGGATGTTCGGGATGGCGCAAACGATCTCCTTCTCCCGGTCAGTCAGCTTCTCGTGCTGCTTCTGACCGGGCATGAAGGAGTTCGTGTAGACTGCTGCGTGGAAGAGGTTCATCAGTTGTCAGCGAGGCCCAGGACGCCGCGGATCTTCCAGCCGCTGTTCACGACACCGGCGATATCGTTCACGGCTGCCGACGTATAGCCTTGCAGGTCGCTCAGGCCGATAATGATCTGACTGTTGGTGCCTGCGCGCTCGAGAGCGTAGAGCGGTGTGTCGGGAGGATTCCCGAGATCGTCGACGCCGTGCTGCGTGTTGATGATGCCCATCGTCAGGTGTGAGCAGTCCTTCATATAGATGTTGGACTGCTTGCCTTCGCCTCCGGCACCGCGCCCGTTGCGCTTGATGATCATATCGCTGATCGTGCCGCCCTGGACCTTTTGCATGTACAGACCAGCATCGGCGTTGGCATCGATCTGGATTCCAGTGAGGATGTTCCCGACGACAGGGTTCGTGAAACCGGCCATGCGAATACCGCAGGCATTGTTCCACTCAGCACGACCCTCGAGCGTGTTCATGTTCGAGCCGTCGCTCAGCAGGATACCGCACCAGTTCGATGTCAGCACGAAGTTGATGCGCGAATCAATCAGTTGTCCGACGCCAGCCCCGTAGGTCGTGACGCCGCCGATGCTGACTGGGTTGCCACATAGCACGGCACGGAAGTCGCGCAGGGTTGCCGACGTCGTGTAGTGCCCCGGACCGCCAAGACCGTACAGGCACTTGCGAATGAAGGCGCGCTGAATGTTCAGTCGGTTGCTGCCACCCTTGATGCCGATGACCTTTCCGTTCATGCCGTCGATCGCGAGGCCTTCGAGTACGACATCCTTGCCGACGGTCGGATCCGCTTGGTTGTCCAGATCCAGGATGCAGGAATTGTCGGGAGCACTGGGAATCTTCACGAACGCGCCATTGAGATGCGTCGCGCGCGGGTCATCGGTGTAGCCGTCCCCGCTGTAATGGTTCTCCCATTTGAAGCCGTTGGGGAATTTCAGCCCCATGACACCGTAATTGGAACCCTCCTTGGCCATCATGCCGCGGGTGCCGAGAGACCAAATCTGTGTCACGAACTTGGCAGTCTGATCGGTGCCATCACCTGCAATGCCATAGTCTTCGGGTGTCAAAAGGCTCACGATGAACTCCAAAAGGTTGGCGGTAGCGGGGAGGAATTGAACACTCCCATTGCCCAGCCGAAGCTGGGATCTTCCCCTTTAGACGACGCTACCTTAGATCAAGAAGCCAGCTTGATGAATTCCGCCCGAGCTTGCGGATCGGTTTTCATGACGCCTCGAAGGGCAGACGTCACGGTATGGTGGCCCTGCTGGTTGATGCCACGCGACTCCATGCACATATGGCGTGCTTTGATGATGACACCGACTCCCGTCGGTTGAAGATGCTCGTCCAGCGCGTTCGCGATCTGATTCGTGAGGCGCTCCTGGACTTGCAGGCGCCGTGCGAACACGTCAGCGAGACGCTTCAGCTTGGACAAGCCGACGACCTTGCCGTTCGGGATGTAGGCGATCGTGACGGTGCCGAAAATGTCAGCGAGGTGATGTTCGCACTTGGAATAGAGCGCCAGGTCCTTCACGATAACCATCTCGTCGACGCCTTCTGCGCCGTCTTCGAAGGTTTTCAGAATGTCCGCGGGATTCATGCTGTAGCCCTGCGTCCAGAACTCCCAGGCCTTCACGACTCGGGCGGGCGTCTCCAGCAGTCCCGGACGGTGCGGGTTCTCCCTTGCGAGATTCGCCAGAAGATCGTAGACGATGTCTTCATTGACCGTACGACCGAAGGTCATCGGTTTTGCGCTCATGCTTCTTGTTCTCCAGTGTAGATGGCACTGTTCGCGCCGTGTTCCTTGACTTCGACGCTTGCCAGGCGCACGCGGGGAGTATATCCGTTATCGGCGAGCCAGACGCAGGTGGCATCGAAGATGAGCTTCGCGAACTGCTCGCAGCCGCAGGCATCGACTTCCACGACGCGGGCGAGACCCAGATCATGGAGCCTGAAGAGTTCGTTCTTCGAAGGATCGTCCGACGCCACGACGAGCGTGTGGTCAAACGTGTCCTCCAGCCAGCCCTTCAGTGACTTGAGAGAGCCGAAGTCAACCACCCAGTTGCGTACATCGAGCTCACTGGCTTCGAACTCGAAGCGCACGCCGAGTGCGTAGCCGTGCAGGAGCCGGCAGTGGCTTTCCGCTCGCCACTGCCGGAAGCACGCTGACAGGCCGATCTCGTGGCCGTAGGTCTTCGTGCTTCGGAACATCAGACGCTCGCCCCCGTCTTGATCGCGTTGAGATACGGGTCCAGATTCCCGTGGAGTGTCGAGTAGTTCTCCGTCCCGGGGTTCGGCATCAGGTTCTCGCTCATGGCCCGTAGCACGAGAGGGTCAGGGACGCCGGCCTCGAGAAAGCCCTTCGCACGCAGGAGCGTGGCATGGTCCTTGCCCACAGGCGGGTATGCGCCGTCGTAGCTCGTGTGGCTGTAAGCCAAAGCCCTGTAGCAGCCCGGCAGTCCGCAGGCCAGCTCGACGGACTGCGCCTTCGTCATGTTCATGAGCGGCGTATGGATCACGAGATGCGGAAGCGTCTCCGGCTCGCCCGTGAATGTGCCGGAGTTGCACGCGTGCTCGAGGTTGTCGATGAAGACCTGTCGGCAGTCCGGATACCCGCCGAAGTCCTCCTGGCACACGCCGGTCACGATGTGATTGCAGCCGAGCACATAGGCCCGGTTCGCAGCGAGCGTCAGGAACAGCTGATTCCGCATCGGCACGAAGGTCTTCTCCAGGCCACCCGGCAGCGAGTTGTGGTCCTCGTATTGCTCGAGCTTTGCGTCCGACACCAGCGGCGAAGTGCCTTTGAGAATGGGGCCGATGTCGACGATCTCGTGACGCGCGGGATCGATGCCTGTCAGCGAGAACACCTTCTGCGCCGCTTCGATCTCGCGCGCATGACGCTGGCCGTAGTTGAACGTCACGGCGGAAACGTCGAATCCGTTGTCGATCGCCCAGAACAGGCAAGTGGTGGAGTCCTGTCCGCCCGACAGAACGACGAGTGCCTTGGTCTTCATAGCATCACTCCAGGTTGAGAAGCTTGTGGATTTGCAATTGCACAGTGTACCCGTGCTTCATGCATGATTGAATGACAGCTTCCGTGTTTTTCTTGTTGATCTCTTCATCCTTGTGATCCGCAGGCTGAAGATAGATCGCCTCGACAGGGAAGCCTTCCGGCGGCCGAGCGATGTGCGGCTTGGCGCTGTGGCCAAGTGCAAGCAACGGCAGCCCGTCCTCCTCGTGAATGCTGTCGTGCGAAAGGACGTACTTCCATGCCACGGCAAGCTGGGCAGTCGCAGGATGGACCTTGCCCGCCTTCGGGCTGACAACGATCCAGGCACCCTTCTTGTATTCGAAGGAGCCGGTGTTTGCGGGGAAACCGAAAGGGGGTGGCAACGTGCCGTTGGTCTCGATCTGAACGAAGTAGTCTTCGTCGATCAACTGGAGGACCAGCGACGTGATATTTTGCCGGAACGGCTCACCGCCTGTGATGACCACAAGCCGCGGGCCCGGGTGCAGCCGGCGGACGCGGGCCACGACGGCCTGCACTTGCTGAAGGACTGCACCTTCGGTGTACTCCGTGTCGCAGAGCGGACATTGGAGATTGCACCCTGCCAACCGAATGAAGATCGCCGGATGCCCGGTGAACGGGCCTTCGCCCTGGACGGTATGGAACACAGAGTGGACCCGGAGGGTTGAACCATTGTCGGGATCGTCGTACTTCTCGATGGGCTGGATGTTGATGTGCATGATGTGATATCGGAAAGCAAAACGCCCGCCGGGGCGACGGCGGGCGTTTCACACGGGACAACGGCTGAACGGTTCAGCCGGACCTTCAGGCCGCCGGGGCGCCGGCAGCGGGGTTCGTCACGGGGGCGGTCACGCGGCCGGTGATGCCGTGGAACTTGCGCCACAGCGCGTACTGGGTGCGGATCGTGCTGTCGTTGATGCCGGCGTCGCTGCACGCCTTGGACAGGTTCGCGATCGGCACGGGCTGGCCCATGCTGGCGGACAGCTCGTCGGCGAGCGCCCACACCTTGCCGGTGATCGAATCGGGGCGCGGACGGCGCACGTCGTTCTGGCTGGGTTGCTTCGAAGCTTCCTTGTTCGCGACGGCGGCGGCCTTGGCATCCTTCTTCGCTTGCGCTTCGGCCTCGCGCTTCGCCTTGGCCTCGGCGCTGGCTTGTGCCTTCGCAGCCTTGGCTTCGGCCTTCTTGGCGTCGGCGGCTTCCTTGGCGGCAGCCTTTTCCGCGGCCTTCTTCGCCGCTTCGGCTTCCTTCGCGGCCTGCGCTTCGGCGGCCAGTTGCTCGGGGGTCTTCTCGCTCATGGTGAACTCCAGTTGGTTGGTGGTTGCTCAGAAAATCCTGACGCGGTGTGAATGTAGCACGTATCAGATTACCCTGCAAATCGTGTCCGGTTGTGATACCAGCGCATGGCTTGCGTGCGGACCGTACTCACATTCAAACCCTTGGGCACCAGCTGATCGACCGCAGTCTTGCGAATATCAGCCAACTGACGCTCGTCCGTCGTGAAGCCAGTTTCACTCCACTTCTGCCAGCAGAACGTGAAGATATCATGGGTACTTGTACCCGGTTTCGGCGATGCGAAATCGCCCGCCTCCTGCCGCTGGGGTGCAGCGGCGCCGCTGTAGTCCCGTCCCACGAATAGGGGCCGCGCAGTGCTGCCCGCTGCCGTACCCTGGGGTGCGGGGTTTGCGGGGCTTGCCGGGACGTTTAGCGTGCCCCCTGCGTACTGCAATGCAGCCGCTTCCACCCCTTCCTCCGCGAGCACGGGCTTGAAAGCGCCGGGAACGAAGGCATAGACCCTGTCATCGTCCCGTTCGATACAGCGCCATTGCATATCCACCTGGAAAGCATTGGCTTCGAAGACAGGCAGCTCAGCCGTGATCGAGCGCAGGATGCGAATCAACGTCCCGCGGTGGAAGACGAGCTTAACATCGGGCCCGTTGCTGTTCTGTATCAGCTTCTTCAGCTCGAGATCCGTCAGCAGCTCGTAACTCGTGTCTTCGTCCGTGAGAAGGACATGAATGTCCGAGTGTTCGATATCCGCGAGCTTCGACAACGTCGCGCGGTCCGCCATGCGGCGGAGGAAAGTCATCTTCTCACGGTTGATTTCGATGTACACGTCGGGCTCCTTGTTTCGATGCCTCCATTGTCGGACGGAGGCTCGATGTAGGACCGGGGATAAACCCTCAGTCAACGGTTCATGAAGTATTCATGCTTGTCGGAAACGTAGCGCTCGCGCTCCTGGCAGCACAAGCATTTTCGCTCGTACACGATCACATGATCGTCATTCAGGATCTCGTACCACCCTCCCCACAGGTGGATCCACAGGCGGCAAAGCAGCGTGTGAAACATGATCACTTGTCCGACAGGCGGCCCGTGATACCGTGGAAGACGCGCCAGCGGGCGTACTGCGTGCGCGCCGTGAACTTGTTGATGCCCTTGGCCTCTGACGCCTTCACGACTTCGGACAGCGTTGCGATCCGGGTGGAAGGCTTCTCGTCGCCGTTGGACAACTCCGTCGCGATCTGCCACACCTGATCGCAGACGGTACCGGCGCTCGGGCGCTTGACGCCGTTGGCTTCCGGGCGGTTGCGCTCGATCTTCGTGATCGTCTGCGAGCGCGTCGACTCCGTGGACGTCTGCGGCTGCGCCGTCAGCTGGCTGAACGCGAAGCCGCTGAACGCCGACGCGGACGGGCTGTTCGAATGAGTGTGGTCATCCTCATCTTCGGGCTCGCTGTCCGGCTCCTCCGTCATGTCGGAAGGAGGAGGGGCGTCGGTGCTCTTGCCACCGTGCATGTCGGAAAGGACGCCGGTCTTGGGCTCGTCCGCAACAGCATCTTGGACACCGCGCGACAGCGTGCCGGACTTCGCCGAAGGAACGCCGTCCTCGGCCCAGAAGCCCCACTTGCCGTTCACCTGCGTCAGGTAGTCGTCGACGGGCGATTCGATCTTGGCCGCCTTGAGCTTGCGCTCGGTGCCGCGCCGTGCGCTGGACTTGTCGCCGTACGAAACGAACTCTTGCATGATCTGCTCCTGGTTGTCGAGGCCGCGAACCGTTCACGACCATGTACATGACTTTACGTCCGTAAGCTGATAACGTCAACCAGGCGCACCAATTAATTGCATGGGGAGAAACCCCCGGAACACTAGAACGGGATGTCGTCGTCCAAGTCGAATTGTTCGTGAGTATTCGCTTTCGGTTTCTTCGCCCACGGGTTGATCGATTCCGTGACGCGAACTTCGACTTGCTTTTCCTGCTTCGAGAGCGTTCCGAATGCAGTACCACTGAAATCGTGCGCGACGATCTCGGGGTAAGGATGTTTGTTTATCCAGATTCGCAGGTGCGTGGCAGTCGGCAGATTCGGTACCAGCCTCATTGCTTCGTCCACAGTTGCAGGCATGGGGAAATTGCGCGCACGCGTGTTCCACCAGCGCGTTGCGAGTCCGCGTGCGATAGGCGCTTCGATAGGAACGAACTCTCTGAAATTCTTGAACCCGCAATAATAGTTCACGCACATGGAAGGCGGCTTGCCCGCCTTCTGGTGCTTCGAATAAGTGATCTGATCGACCGCAACTACTTCCGTGATCGGAAGGTCCATCTTGATGAGTTCAGACGTATCGGCAGTCGTCTTCAGCTTGGTCTGGAACGTGAACTCATGACCACACTTGAAGCACTGGCGCGCCGTTGCGTGGTTGTAGGTGTAGCAGTTCGGGCATTCCTTGACGGGCGCTTCTCCACCGCCTTCACCTTTCTTGCGCGGCGGCAGTGGATCATTGATGGGGCCGAGCCGCGCAGTGTTGCGCGCAAAGTCCAGCACGAGGCAATCCTGCTTAGGACTGGCTGCGATGGCAGCGAGCCGGCCCTCGATTGTGGACAGGTCGTATCCATCCGCGTAGAGCGGACGCGTACCGCGACCCAGCATCTGGACCCACAGCACAGCAGACGCCGTCGGCCGCAGCATGACGATCAGATCGATCCCCGGGAAGTCGATTCCGGTCGTCAGGATGTTGTTATTGACTGCCGCGGTGTACTTGCCTGCCTTCCAGTCTTCGATTGCCCTGTCGCGCTCCACATCACCCATCTTCGAGTGAATCGCGATGGCTGCGATACCGAACTCCGCACGCAACATCTCAGCAGTGTGGACGCAATGTTCCACGCCTGCGCAGAATACCAGCCAGTGCGCGCGGTTCTGCGCACATTGCATGACCTCGTTGAGCGCTGCACGCGTGATGTCTGCACGGTCAACAGCAAGCTGGAGGTCGGATGACTTATATTCGCCGCCTTGCTTGCCGACACCTTTGATATCGAGCTCAAGCGATGTGCGCTTCGGGACCAGCGTGCAGAGATAACCCTCGGCGATCAAGCGATTGAACGCCGCCATGTTTGTGATGTCGAAGCAAATGTCCGTGAAGATCGAATCTTCTTGGACCAGCGAACCATAGCCCAGGCGCCACGGTGTTGCGGTCAGCCCGATAACTTTCAGGGCAGGGTTGATTTTGCGTAGCTCATTGATGAAGCGACGGTAATTGGTATCGTCTGTCGGACTGACAAGATGAGCTTCGTCAATGATCAGCAAGTCGACGCGCCCGAACTCGAGCGCACGCTTCGCCACGGACTGAATGCCGACGAATGTGATCGGCATGTACTTGTCTTTGCGCTTCAGTCCCGAGCTGTAGATGCCTGCCGGCGCTTGCGGCCAGACGTCCAGGAGTTTCTTGTGGTTCTGGACGATTAGCTCTTTCACGTGCGTCGCAATCAGAACGCGTTGCCCAGCCCACTGGAACACGAACTGAAGAAACATCGCGATCACGACAGACTTGCCCGTCCCCGTTGGCATACAGACCAGCGGGTTGCCGTGCCTCGTCTGGAAGTAGCGCGGAAGCGAGTGGACCGCTTCGATCTGATAATCGCGTGCTTGGATCATGTCAGATGTTCGGGTTTTGTTCGTACCAAGAGCAGCCGGTCAGCTGGGTTGCCTTGTCGAGAACCGCTTCGTACTGGCCGCCTTCCGTGCAGACCGGATTGGCGCAGCGCCACTTACCGTCGCGAATGTCCGGCTCGCTGTGCTTGCACGTACGGCAGTTCGCCTCGGGCTTGGCACCCTGATGGCAGACGGGTTTATGATCGCAGAACATGCATCGATAGTCGCCGACGGAGTTTGCGATTTTACGCGGAGGAGCGTAGAGCGGAATGATACGACCCGCGCGCTCGAGTTGGAAGTTGGCCGCTGCACTGTCGCGGTGGACGAGCTCAGCGTAGATGTGGTCATCATTCTTGTTCACTGCGCAGTACAGCGCAACAGAGAGACCCATCTTCTCCATGTAGAGCTGCATCTGAACCCAGTGTTCAAACTTGGCAGAACGCACACCTTCGCCTTCGAACTCCGCCTTGCGGACTTTCGCCTCAGTGCTGTTCGGGTCCAGGATCCGCTTGTGGAAAAGATCCCAGTTGTCGCCTGCGAGTTTCTTGAACGACTTGTCGTTATGTGTCTTGAACTCCGCAAGCGCGAACCCGAACGGGGACGACGCGAGCTCGGGCACGCCACTGACCACACCATCGCCGCTGCCTCCGAAGTGGCCGCCGTACTCGCTGATGCGATATTGCTTCCCGTGCTCATCTTGCTGATAGACCTGGAAGCCTGCGGTCAGCATGAGAGCGATGAAGCGCGCCTCTTCCAGATGTCCGCGATTCCAGAGCCGAACCATGCGCCCTTCGACGCGGCTCTTCGTTGCCCACCGGAATGAGTACCACACCTGCCGATCACATTCCCGCCCAAGCACGCTAGCGCCCAGGTGAGAGCGAAAGCCTTCCTCTTCGCCTCGGTATGCGTCACCGATATGCGGGATGACACGCTGAAGGTTCTGCCGGTAGGCGCCGCCTTGATCGCGCATCACGCATTCGTGGAACAGCCGCAGGGTGTCGTATGCGAGGGTGATTCTCATGGTGTACAGATAGAAAGAGCCCGCGAACGGGCTCTTGTTGAAGCCTTGTTAGATCAGGCTTGCGGGGGCGGCTGCTGCATCCACGGCGGGGTGCCACCCTGGGCCGGCGGCGGTGCCCATGCCGGGGGCATGTTGGCCGGCGGCATCGGGGGAACGGGCGCCGCGGCAGGAGGCGAGGCGGGAGCCTGCGCGGGCGCGGCCCAGGGTTGCGGCTGTGCGCCGGCCGGCGGCTGCCAGGACGGCTGCTGTGCGGGTGCGGGCGGCATCGCAGCCGGGGGCGCGGCAGGGGGCTGCGGGGCCCACTGCTGTTGCGGGGGAGCGGCAGGGGACATTGCCGCAGGCGGGGGCGCCCATGCTTGCGGAGCGGGCGCAGCGGCCGGGGGCGCCCATGCTTGCGGGGGAGCAGCCGGAGGGGGAGGCATGAAGCTCGGTGCCGCTTGCGGGGCCGTCGGCGCGTCGCCGGTCGGCTCGTTCACGTTCTTGAAGGCGGTGATGTCGTTCGCGGCTTCGTACTGCGCATCAGCCGGACGGACCTTGACGCGGATCTTGAGCGGACGGTTGTGCAGCTCGGCCGTGTCACCGACCATCAGGTGCCCGATCGCGTGGCAGACGGCCGAGAACTGCTTGTAGGCGATCTCCTGCGCTTGCGGATTGGCGTTGCGAAGGTTGAAGTTGAAGAAGACCTTCCGACCCTTGTACTGGCCGTCGAGGACGCCGAACGTGCAGGCGAGCAGGCTGCCGGTGCCGTCCTTGGTCGGCTTCAGTTCCGACTTCTCCATCGCAGCGATGTACCATCCCGCGGGGATTGGGTCGGCGCGTCCCGCATCCGGGGCGACTTCCGCCGCATTGAAATTCAACTGAGCCATCTTTTCGATCTCCTTGTGGGGCGTTGAGAGGCGGTGCCCGGATTACCGCTTGTAGACGTCGATGCCCGCGACGCTGTGCAGCGCGTGAGCGAAAGTGTTCCAGCCTTGCGCCTGTGGCAACGGGAGTTCTCCCGTAAGCCCGAAGCGGTTACCCGCAGTATACGACGGAGTGCGGCTGAGGCCCATGACGCGACCCTTGCCTTGTGAGGACGCACGCGCCACAGATTTGTCGTTGGCTTGACTGATGAACACAGGTTCGTAGAGGAAGCCGATGACATCGGCCCATTGCGTGATCATTTCACGCTTGCCGTAGGTCTTCTGGTTCTTGGGCGAATGAAGCAGGAGGTCCCAGCTGTCGTACTCGCCCGCCGTCGGATCGACGATCTTGGCCGCGAAGGTGTGGCAAGTCAGCAGGATGTTCAGCCCGCCGTAGATCGCCATCTGGTCCCATTGCGCCATCAACCCGCTCATGTAATCGTTCGACAGGTTGTACGCCTTGCCGTACCCACCGTGAGCGGAGTCCATCGTGACCGACTTCTTCGGAGAGTTCGGCTTGTAGAGCGGGTCCTGCTTCAGCACATAGTCGTGAATGTGCCGCTCGATCGCCGTCATGCTGTCGTAGGCGATCGTCTTGTATGGGAATCGCCCTTGCTGCGCTGCCGCCATGATTTCAGCGTTAAGCTGCCACAGCTCTTCGAGCGACTGGACCATCGGGGTCTTGGCGCACGTCACCCCTGCGAAACCGACTTCGCAGGGGACGAGAAGGACGCCCGGCGCATCTGCCACGAACGTCGTCTTTCCCATCTTCTCCTGCGCGGCGACCACCATGCGAATGCCATTGCGCGAGGCGCCTTGTGTGACTGCGTCGAGGATGCCCATTTGTTCTCCAAAGGATTGATTGTGGCGGGATCAGGTTTACAAGTCCACGGGATCGCGCCAGAACTTCCAAGTCGGAAAGCGCGGTTTGTCCTTCACTCCCTTGGGGAAGTGCTTGAACGTAAACACCTTGCCGATGTAGCTGGCGCGAGCACTCCACACGAGTCTACGCTCATCGACAGGCATGTTGCCAGGGCTGACGTGAATGACTTCGGAGGAATCCCCGCGGCGGGCGATGATCGTTCCGACTTGCCCGTTCGGGATCATGTTCTCCTGATGCGACGTCCGGAACGTCTTGCCGAGCTCGTTGATCTGAGCTTCGTTTCCGTTCTCGTTGCCCTCCAGGAAATCGATGACCACAGCTTCCTCGTCCAGGAAGCGCTTGATGCGCAGCAGGCCGCCTTCTCGGGTGGTGCTGCGGCCCATCTTGTGCAGACCATTGGGGGCGCGAATGATTGTTCCCTCGTAGCCTTCGCTGAGGAAATGGGCATCGGCTGACTCGAGCATCGTGCGGTTCTCAACGGTCCACTGGGGAACGAGGCGGAGATGCTGAGCACAGAACGGATCGTTCGCTTGCAGGTAGCCGAGACGCCGCTCGAGCTGCTCGTATCGTTCCTCATATGGCATGTTTCGCGTCGCGGGAACGATCCAGTCGAACAGCCACCACTGGATGAACGGCCGCCCTTCGATCGTCCCGACAGCGCTTGTGGTCAGCCGGCACAGGTCAGGATGCGTCACGCGTTGCGCAGTGAACTCGCCGTCCAAGCCGACGAAATCCTGGCCGCTGAACAACTCGTTGATGTATCTGTTCTTGAACGGCTTCAGCGAACGCGCGGTCAAGCGCCCATCCATGTTCAAGGCACGGACGCCATCGATCTTGGGTTGAACGAGCAGGGGAAACTTCAGCTTCGTTTCATCCCAATCGCAAGCGAGCATCGGTTTCATCGTGTTCCCTCCAATGCGTCCAGATACATCTGAAACACTTCCAGAAGCTGCGCACGGAGAGGGTGGTCCTCCGGCAGCTTGCGCGAGCGTTGCATGAATTCCTCGGTCATTGCTTGAAGTCGTGCCAGCTTCTCCTCGGCGTTCTTGCAACGTGTGAAGACATCCATCGTAATGGAAATGCTGCCATTCGCGGGGCGGCGGAAGGGGTTCATCGCTGGGCTCCTGCCATGACGGCTGCAATGATCCATTCTGCCGGCATTGGCGGAATGAAATCGGGGTCGCCATTCAGCTCAGCTTCGTCTTTCTGCTTGGCTTGAATCAGCGTGATTGCTTCTTTCTGCGTCATCGCAGGCTTCAGGCGCCGGAAGCTGTCGTAGAGCGCCATGGTCTCCGGCAAGACCTCGCGCACGAGCTTGTCGATTGCGCGGGCGTAAGCTTGAGCTTCGACCTGTGCATGGCTGTGATCACGCAGGCTCAGCAGATGCATCAGATTGTGCAGGTCCTGGTTCCACAGCCAGTGCGTGTAGTGGTTCAGCGACAGGTGCATGCGCGCATGTTCTGCCGCGACGCCGTTCGCCATGGCGTCCATGTACTTCTCATAACCATCGCGGCAATGATCGTCCAGGGACGCCTTGAAGTTGCGCTGAACGTGCTGGTCCAGGTTGTCGCTCTGCCCTTGCTTGGCGTTCACCGGCTTTCCTCCAACGGTTTCCGGAATGTACCACTCCGGTGGAAGCGTGACGTAACGTCCGCTCATCTCGTTGACGCGTGCGGTCCGATGCCGAATGATCTGTCGGGCCACGAAGATTGGCATCTTCATCTCGAGCCACACCTGCACCATCTCGAACGGGCTGGTGTGCTTGTTCTTCATCAGGTACGCAGCCAGCTTCATGTCCTCCGCGCGTGTTCGTCCGCTGTCCGTCTGGTCGAAAGACATACGCGCGGAATTCGGAGCGTCGACATCATCTGCGTCGAAATGCCGGTCGGCGTACCAGTTGCCGTCCTCGGACTTGACGAGTTGATGTCGGCGCGTCGGCCCGCTGATGTTGCGGAGCCGGACGAAGCCGTGGTCGAGCACCTTGATTTCGCGCATGTGGTTAGGCTCCTTGGCCGCCGATGAAAACTTCCGATCCGACCTTGTGCGAAGTTCGGTTGAACTTGTCGCAGATGGCGTTCGAAAGATCGATACCTTCGTGATCCGCTTGCACATATCGCCAGTCTGCAAGCGCCCTGGTGGAGTGCATCGACGTTAAAGCGTGAATCAGATCTAGCAGGACCTGCGAGTATCGATGCGTATATTCAGGTTCCGTGATATCACCACGCTTATACTTCTTATGCGCTTCGCAGAGACGTCCCAAGCGCGCGATGCAGCCGAACAGCAGACCTTCGTGGCTTCGATCGTCGTCAATGCCAAGGTCGAAGTCCGCATTGCGGTCCAGCGCCCGCTGGGTGTAGAGGTCCAGGTAGATGGCGACGTCTGCCGCTTCATCTGCCTTGTCACGCGGCTCCTTTGCTTCCACCAGTTCGCCGAGCTCACCCATCAACGCGATGAGCCACATGCGGGGCGACCAATCGGAGCCGTCAGGCTTCTTGTGCGCGGGCTCGTTGAAAGAGTTCTTGAACTGCGGCAGTCGCGCGGCATTGGCTTTTCGCAATTGGGCGAACGTGAGTTGGTTCATGATGCCTTCGTGATGGAAAGTTGCGGAGTACCCGGCTTGATGTCGAGCACGCTGTCGAATACCGCCTGCTGCTCCTTGGTCAGCGTGCGGTATTCCTTGGTGACGAGTCCCGGCTTGTACTCGATCAGTTGATCAAGACGCAGCTTCAGCACCTCAATCACGGGAGTATCCGGGTTCAAGCCGGCAACGTCGATGCCGAGGCTGGTGAGCCACTCGCGCATATCGCCGACCTTGTACTGCTTCAGGTGATCCAAGCGCTCTTGATCCACCGAACGGTTGATCTTGTTGTCCGCCTTGATCAGATCGCCCGTCGGAAGGCGAACGTTGTTCGTGCCTTCCCGCGCGCCGGGGAACAGCCCTCGGAAAATCTTCATCCGGAGGACGTTCTCCAGCGTCTTGACGCGTTCGAGTTCTTCCTTGGCGTGTTCCCATTCCGCCAGGTCCTCGACGCACACCTGATCAGGAGGGATGAAATTGGCGTTGATGCCGACTTGCATGTCGACCCATTCCTTCCACTGCGCACGCGTAGGCAGCGGAGGGCACTCATTCACAGGTGTACGCGGAGGCATGGCACCCTCCTCAGAGATCGTTGCGCTCGAAGGCCTTGCGGAGTTCTTCCTCCTGCGGGCCGCCGGGCACGGTGTTCTGGTTCTTGCTCTCGTCGTAGGCTTGCAAGCCGAAAGCCTGTTCCTCGAGTTCGGCACGGAAGCGCGCCACCCTGTCGTTGATCTGCGTGCGCAGGTTCGCTTCGCGCGCAATGCGTTCATTGCGATCCTGCGCGAACTTCCGCATCATGGCGTCCGCCTCCTCTGCCGTGATCTCCTTCATGGGAGCCTTCGCCTTCTTGAATACCGGCGTGCGGTAGCCGACGGCCTTCAGGAACTTGCCTTTCGGGTATTCGGGCATCTGTTGGTCGACAGCGGACTTCACGGCCACACGAGGGAACTCGCCCTGATGATAGACGTGGATGCCGGCGCTCTGGTACTTGGAGATCGTCGACAGCAACTGGTGATCGTCCTTGCAGAAGCGCGTGTACAGCGCGTCGACGACTTCCTGCATGTCCTCGTTGGCGTCGTACCCCATGAAATGGTAGGCGCCGAGCGCGAAGACCATGATATCGCAGAGCGCATCGCGGATGTCGGTCTCCGGGTCCTCCGTGCGGTCCTGCGTCTCGTTGAATTCCATCGCGACGCTGACGCCGAACGGTTTCATCAGCTCGATGAACTCCGCACCGATGTTCTTGCACTGCCGCAGCAACTTCTTGCCGTCGATCGCGAGCGGATCACCCTTCGGGTTGCCGAACGCCTCGTTCATGTCAGCAACCAGCTTCATCAAATCCATGTGAATCTCCAACTATGTGTGAATGGACAGGCGTAATGTTAACTAAACATCAGTCACTTGTCCATCGCCGAATAGTTAGGAAGGTTCACGATGCGATAGGCGCGCCCTGTCGTGCCGAACTGGTCCATCAACTTGCCCTTGTCGCATTCCATGATATAGCCACTGTCGCAGCACGAGCGGATCGCAGCATCGAGCGCATGCGTGGCACCGAGCCTGCCGTTCATGAACGCACTTAGACGCGACGTCCGTACTTGCAGGAAGCTGCGAGGGACGATGCCAGCTTCGCGCATGCCTTCCGGAATGTGGTAACCCAGGCCAACGGGCTTCTCCAGATACTCGCGAATGATCATTATCACCTTGCGCTCGCGAGAAGCGTCACCGTGACCGACGTCGCCCGATTCGATGCGACGCTTCATGATCGCGATATCACGACGGATCAGATCAAGCGACCAGCGAGTCTGCTCTGCGTTGATGCAAGGCTGCACCGGGTTATCGCCCACGGCGAGCAAGGCAGCAATACGCATCATCTTGAGCTGCGCACGATTCCACATCTGCCGCCAGGACTCGTCCATGGTGCGATTGATTTCGTTATCGCACTCCTTGTCGAAGTCGTTCATGAGCGCGGCAGATTCATGATCCCGCATGACCACAATCGGTGGCGCACGATTGCCCATCATGGTCTTGGCCTGGATCATGATTTCGATCGCTCGATCCACCAGCGGCTGCTCCGGCACGAGCTGGGGATGGTAGTTGGCAGGCGGGCGCTCTCCGTTGTATTCGACGATCGTGAAACGCGACAGGAATCCGTCTTCCATCATGGACTCGGTGAGCGAGTCGTAGAACGTCCCGGGTGTGGACTCTCCGATCATGGAGTACGCCACACCGTTGATCGATGCGACGTTGTTCTCCTTGTTGGAGTACCCGATACCACCCACCACAGAGGACGGACCGGATTTCTGGTAGAGGTTTGTCATGTGGGTGCGAAGCTGCTGCATCGGTCCATCACGATCACCGTCCTGCGCCAGCCGCTTCAGCTTGCGTCCCCATTCCCCGGCCACGTTCACGAAGCAAGGATTCGCGGCACACGCTTTCACGAGCGCAGGGCCCGAAGCAAAATCGGTGAAGTCGACAAACTCGCGTGCGGAAGGAACAGACTCGCTCAGCTTCGCAACGAATGCACCGAGACCGCTGTGCATCGCTTCCTTACCGACTGCGGAGCGCGCAACCAGGATGATGTACAGGTTCAACCCTGATCCCGGGATGTTCCACATCTTGCCGCACACACCGGCGAGCCATCCCAGGGCCGCAACGATGGCGACTTCCTTCACGGGACGCGGCGCGCTCCTGTACACGAAGCCCGCGAGCGCGCCAGCGAAACCCGGAGGCCAGGCAAGGCTTGCTTCCGGGCCTACTGCGGGAGGTGCGGTCAGTTGCGGCTGCACAGGGGCGGTTGCCGGGTCCGGCGCGCCTAGCGTAGCGGCGTATTCGCGTGCAGCCTGCGCAGCTTCTATGGTCATCACCATGCGCCGCGCTTGCTCTTCCATACGACCGTCGCGTGCATCCTCCTCCGCTTGGCGCCCACGGATCAGCTTCAGCGTGTAGTCGAGATACCGATCGTCCTTCTGCGCCTTGTCCCGCTTGCCAAGCTGAGAACCCCGGAACAGCCGCCGGCACTGTTCATCCGCGCGGCTGTAGAAGGTGAACATGGACAGGAGAGCCAGGTCAGCTTCCGACTGAGAAGGGAAACCGAACTGCTCCCATCGACCGGCATAAAGTTCATTGAACTTGTGCGAGTTATCAGCAGTTGCTGCTCGCGTGATGATCTCGTCGTCCGTGTCAACTTCATCCTGCGTGTCGAGTTCAACGGACCCTTTGCGTGCAGCACCTTGGTGAGCTCGGATTTCGCCCACGAGCCGATCAAGGAGAGATTGCCGCTCCGCAATAGGCTTATCGAAGACGATATTGCCTGTGCAGACCATGAATCGAGCCTGCCCATAGACTTCAACACCGTCATGACGGGCGCCATCCTGCGCGACTCCGCGAACCCAGATGTGAAGGCCCTTTCCAGACTGGCTGAGCTCGGTATACGAGTCGAAGGCTTGCGTAATGAGCCAGAACCGGTCGAGCTGCTGCTGCGTCGAATACTTTGAAGGATCATCACAGTTGTGGGGTCCTTTCACATCGAGGTCAACGCAGGCGAAGGGATCATGCGGGCTGACGCAATATCCGATGCCGAGCCCACGTTCGAACGCCATCCTAGCGGCGTCATTGAACGTCATCCAGCAGCTTGGGTCAGTTGAACTTCCATGCACGAGCTTTCCGTCGGCTGAGACGGTTGTCGGCACTTTGAGGTCGCCCTTGGCGTCTGCGCTCGCGATCAGCCATTGCTGACGGTCGCGCAGTTCGACAGGAATCCGACCCCAGTTGGGAGTCGAATTCGTCATTGCTTGTTCGTGCGCTTGATTTTCAGGAGGCGTTCCCAGGCTTGCAGATTCGACTCGACGGTTTCGCGTTCCCAGACCAGCGTATCACTGACCACAATCCCGTCGGGCAACAGGCCGCGCTTTCGCGCCTGCGACACGGTGGGACGCGTCACGCCCAGCCGCTTCATGATCTCACGGGATGTGATGTAGGTTCGATCGAACCTCACTTGCGCGGTCTCTGCCACTGTCATGTTGTGCTTTCCTGATGTCCGACGACGCGTTGGACTGCGGTGCAGTTTAACCGTGAGCCGCAACGCTTTGCAAACGTCTGTGAAAAGCATGCTTTTTCTGATAAATCGAAAGAAGCATGCTTTTTCTGGCCAAGAAAAAAGCATGCTTCGATAGGCGGACCTAAAAAAGCATGCTTCGAAGGCTCGGAAAAAGCATGCTTCGATACCTAGACCGAAAAAGCATGCTTTATTCGTCACCGAAGGAGACAAACAGGAACCCGGGTGAACTCCAGCCCTCACCCCGTGGGCGCACACTTACCAGATGTAGTCGAGCGACCTACCCCGCGCTCACTCACCTACATCAAGAATCGCGAATGCGAACGAACTCCGCGTGCAGGTTCTTCACGTAGTCGTTCCATTGTCGTATTGCTTCATTCTTGGCCGCAACGGCCAGTTTCCAGGCCATACGCGCTTGCTCTACCTGCTGCGCTTTGATAGCAGTAGCAGGCCGGAGCGGAGGATCTGTGGTCACAGCTTGACCATCGACTGCGCCTATTGGAATGTAGATTCCGTCAGTGGGGTTCATCCCCCGTTCGCTGGCCGCCAAGATGTGAGTGTACGCATCTTCGACGGTTCGTATGACCTTACTTAGGAACGCGCTCTGCTTGTTCCCGAGCTCGTGCATTGCGCTCTCCACGGACCAGCCGAGCGCGTTGAAAGTAGGCGCCCACTCGCGCATCTCCTCCTCCGGCGAGCGGACATTCGAAATCGCTTGCATCGAAGCACCATCTGTGCTCCAGAACGCAGTCGGTAGATCGTTTGTATCAGCGTCCATGTTCGATTACGTTTTCCAATGGGTCCAGTGTACGCACAGTCGGTAGATCATACCAGTAGATTTTTACTAAAAAAGTTGTTCGACGATTGCGAAATTCAACTTGACTTGTGCATCATGCTGAATGTATTTACGCGCATGCGCGCCGGCGCAGATCAAGCTAGCGGTGATCTAGTTACATGATGAAGTATTGTAAAGCAGAGCTATTCGAGGGTTTACACTCGATGCAACACATCACGTCGCGCTTAAAGTAGAACCATCAACAACGCGCTAACCGCGCACTACTAGGAGCAAACCATGCAAGCCCATCGCCACAATCCGGAAGCTGGTGTCCACACGCTGATCGGCATGATCCGCGACGCGTTCGAAGCCGCCGACCGAGTGATCACCTCCAAGGACCTGCCCGCCCTGGCGGAACAGACCGGCCTCCACCCGACGACGGTCCGCCTCCAGTTCTACCGCTGGCGCAAGGAGTCGAACAGCGCGCAGGCGATCCGCTGCCGCAAGCAGTAATCGCGCCCGCTAGCCCGAAAGGGCTGGCAAAGCATAGCGCGCGGCTGTAGCATGCGCCCTATGCTTTGCTCAACCAACAGGAGATTCAAAATGTTCCACGTCGTGCTGAACGTGCTCGGGCTGCTGTTCGCGGCTGCCTGCGAATCCGTCCGGGGCAAGTGATGTCCTCGCCCTATCGCATCTGCATGCGGGTGAGCGCGAGCTTCGTGGAGGACTGCGAAGACACGATCACCGTGTTCGAACGAACGTTCCTCGTGGAGGGAGAGGGCCAGTGGATCGTAGTTCTTTCGCCCGCGACGATCGAGGAGTACGCATTCGATCCGCACGCGCTGTCGGATCATATCTCCGTGCATGACACCCTGGCGGACGCGCTGATCGCCGCGTTCGCGTGGGTGGAGGAAGCTGCGGAGCAGCAAGGCTAGCAAGTCCGAACAAAGGAAAGCCCGCGCTAGCGGGCTTTTTGCTTGGTGCAACGTGCGCGGCAAACGCGTAGGCCCGCAGCTTGCGGGCCTTGGGTACACGTTAGCTTTGCACGACCGGCAGGGAGGCAAGCAGGAGGTCTGCCCGCGCTTGCATGTCCGCAGCGGCTTCGGCCCGACCCTTGGCGCTGTTGGCATACTTCTTGCCGGAGTAGCGGCTCGCCAACTTGAGCAGCTGGCTGGGCGTGCCGTTGCGGGCAAGGATCATGCCCGTTTCGTTGTACATCCTGAGGCCGCGTGCGATCAGCTTGACTTGCAACAGCTGGGTGGCATCCGCCCCGACGTATGCGGACACGGTACCGTCCGCGCGAACTTGGATCTGGGACATGCTGCTATCTCCTTACTAGTTGATGTGCTTCCAGTATGCGCTGAGTTTCGATGTTTGTATCGAGTAGATTCACTCGGGACAAATGACGCGCCTTGTGCTCGCGCTGATTTGTGGTTAACCATGCTCGCGTAGAAGTCAAGCACTTCGACCTGAGCGAATCCACCCGGTGCAAACACAATGCACCGGGTGACACTAGAAGCGTCAACAAGGAGATGCAGCATGAACCGCGTAACGCTCGAGTCCATCCTCCGCGTCCTGCTGCATGGCCGCAACTCCGGCCGCATAGGCGAGCGAATCGCCGTGCGCCACACGATTCATCAAACCGTGCGCAAGCTGCGCACCTGCAAGGAGTGACTGTGAACGACCACGACGCCCACCTGGACCAGTGGACCCTGGTGGAGGAGCGCAAGCGGCCCAGCTGGCGCGATCCCAGCCCGCAGCCGCGCAGGCAGCGCAAGGGCTGGTTCCGCAGGCTGCTGGACAAGCTGCTCCGCCGCTGAGCGATTCCACCTGGCGCCGCAAGGCGCCTTTCTAGTAGACTTATCACGTGCGTTCGAACGGGCATCACCGGGGATGGGCGGCAAGGCTGGGCGGATAACCACACTGCCGCAGACAGCAAAGCCCGCACGCGGCGGGCTAGCGCTTGGCAAGGACGTTTAGATCAGCGCGTCCACGGCACCCTCCACGTACACGTTCCAGGCGTCCTGCAACGCGGCAAAGCGCTCGGGCGTGCAGCCGTCCAGGTCCATGTACACGGGCAGGACGTACAGCGTGCGCGATACAGGATTGTAATCGTAGGCCTCGATCGTGATCACGTTTTGTTCGTCGACGAAGTTCGCCGAGACGAACCGAAGCTGCTGCGCGGTGAGCGGGCCGAGCGGGGTGCGCAGGGGAAGGTAGGCGGGGACGGACATGCTGCGATCTCCTAGTGCGTTGCGTTGTTGATATAAGTAGTATGCGCTAAACTAGATGCTTTGCATCGAGTACATCTACCCGGTACAAGCAGGGTGCAGTGTGCTTGTGCGGAGAGTGCAGTGCATGGAGTGTGCCTACAAGATACGTGTGTAACACAAGGGGGTTATACCCGGGTGCGGACAGCGGGCTATGTAGGGTGGAGGAGTGATAGGTTATTAACCGTGATGGGATATTAATATAGAAAATACTGTGCGTGGAGTATGCGCGCTATAACAAATTAGCTTGAATTAACAATTAACAGCATGGGGGTGGGAGGGACGCTGTATAGTATATTATTTTATATATAAATATAGACTCATGTTAATGGCAATGTGTATAGGTTAAAAAGAGATGTGAACTATCCAGATTTATTATATAATAAAAAATAGTCCTACCCTATGTTAAAACGTTAATTTGTTAATAATAGCTATTGCTGTACTATAGCCGTAGCTAGCCTATGCATCGACGTTAGTCAAGCTATTTCCGATGCATATTATTTAACTAAAACCCACTCATGTTAATAGCAGGCTATGCCCTGCACCTGGGCAGTGCAGCCGGCGCGCCTAGTTTACATAATGCACGTTATACGCGATGCAAAATATGCATAGCGTGCGCAGGCGGCGTGCAGGCGATGTGAGTGCCTACGCCTCGAACTATCTGCGAAGGAGAAGCGTTCTCGTTCGCAGATAGAGGTGAGTGCCCACCTGCCACCCCTTTTAGATCAAATCGGCGCCAGGTCCCCAAAATACCTCCCGGACCAAAATCGAATTGTTACAATTGTTACACTTTCTCCTCATTTGTTGCAGGTATGTCCGGTATCGGTTAAAATGTGGCACCACTTGTATCACCCAGGGAGGGTGAAAATGACCACCACGCTCAATCCCACCACGCTGACCAACATCAGGATCGCCCCTGCGGCCGACGCCAGTGGGGAGTTCCTGATCCTCGGCACCAACGAAGACGGCCGACCCGTCATCATTTCGTCTTTCTCACAACGCACCTCGCGTCTCATGTGGGTCGCATGGGTCTTGCTGGTTGCCAATCTGGGCGGTCTCGCGTATGGTGTGGGACATGGCACCGGGGACGCAGCATTGGCCGGTGTCGTGCTGGGCCTGAACGCGGCCTGGATCGTTGCCCTGCTGCGGCGTTAGGAGGTGTGGTCATGCAGGAAGCCCTGAAGGGCAAATACAAGGCGCTCGTGGACGAACTGCGGGCGCCGAAGATCGTGCAGTTCGGCGGAAAAGACGTCGCCTGCATGCCGCATCCCTTGGAATTGCGGGCCGCTGACGCGATCTTCATGTTGGCGGCCCGGGTGGACGCGCTCGAGAAGCGGGCCGCCGGGTTGGCCGCCAAGCGCCCTGCGGCAGTCGTGATCGTCAGCGGCGGGGCGGTGTCTGCATGGCCCGAAGGGGTTGCGTACGAGTTGCCGGACGGGTCGTACAATGCCTACCTGACGCATTTGCCGACGGAGAAGGCGTCGGTTCAATTTCCTGTGACCTGGGAGCCGAGGGATGCTTCTCCAAGACCTGAATAGCGCGCTCTCGCGCTGGTTCGCATCGCGGCTTGACGCACGTCGGGTCGTAAGGGACGTCTGCGAAGGGTTCACCGAGGCGGAGTTGACCGAGCCGCACAATGAGGCGCAGGAGCGCGAATTCCGCAAGTTCGTGTTCGGCGTCGACTTCGCGCGGCAG